TTTGTTAGCTGTGTGTTCGTTTATAGAGGACAGGGTTGAGTTGATGCGGGCGTATTATGGGTTTATGCGTGATGTTCATCCTGTAACGGGGGAGGCGTTGGATTATGAGTAGTGTTGATATGGGTATATTGCGGGAGGGGAGGTTAGAGTTTGGGAGGCGGGATTTGTTGCGGTTTGCGGGTGTGATGCATCCGAGTTATAAGTGGAACTGGCATCATAGGACTATAGCTGATACGTTGAACAGGTTTTTTAGTGGGGAGTTAAAGAGGGTGATGGTGTTTGTGCCACCTCAGCACGCAAAGAGTGAGTTGACATCGAGATTATTTCCTGCGTGGGCGTTGGGTAAGAATCCTGATTTGAAGATAGTGTTGGCATCGTATTCGGCATCGTTGGCGGAGAGTATGAATAGGGATGTGCAGAAGTTCATTGATAGTGAGGAGTATGGTGAGATGTTTCCTGATACGAGGTTGCAGAGTTCGGGGGTTGGTGGTAAGTATATCAGGAATGCCGAGAGGTTTGATATTGTGGATAGGGCGGGTTACCTGAAGACTGTGGGTGTTGGTGGTTCGCTTACCGGCACGCCTGCTGATATAGCCATTATTGATGACCCGCATAAGGACAGGGAGGAAGCTAAGAGTGCGCTTATTAGTCAGAAAGTGTGGGATTGGTACACAGACGTTCTAAAGACCCGTTTGCATAATGATAGCGGAGTGTTGCTGATACAGACCAGGTGGGATGATATGGATTTGGCGGGCAGGTTGTTGAAGCAGATGCATGAGGCTATGTCCCGGGGTGATGATAATATCGAATATTGGACTGTAATATGTTTTCCTGCTATCAAGGAAAATGATAGTAATCCCGATGACCCTCGTAAAGTGGGTGAGGCATTATGGCCCGAAAAGCATAGCCTGAAAAGATTGTTGGAAATCAAGGCTACATCACTTCGTACCTTTCAGAGCCTTTATCAGCAGAACCCGCAACCCGTACAGGCGGGCGGTGAGTGTTATAAAATGTTCGATGTGAACAATAATACGGGTGAGTTTAAGTATGACCCTGAAATTCCCCTGCATTTTTCCTTTGACTTTAACGTTAACCCCTATATGTCATGTGGTGTTTTTCAGATATATAGTGAGATGATAGGTGAGCGAAAGTACTTCAAGGTATTTATGATAGAGGAAGTATGCCTGCGTAGCCCTAATAATACTACAAAAGCTGTTTGCAGGCATCTGCGCAATAAATACAATAACCACCAAAGCACCTGTTATATTTATGGCGACCCCAACGGCATGAGAGAAGATACGAGAAGTGAGCAAGGGTTCAATGACTATGTGATTATCAGGGAAGAATTGGCTAATTTCAGACCTATATTGCGTATTTATAAGAAAGCACCGAGTGTTGCCAAGCGTATTGACTTCATGAATGCCATTTTTGCCGATGCGATAGACCGTTTGGAGATGAAAATAGACAAGCGATGTACCAATACCATTAATGATTTCCTATATATTAAGGAAGAAAGTGATGGCACAAAGCAAAAATTAAAGGCAATAGACCCCATAACAGGCATAAATAGTGAAAAATATGGTCACTGTTTTGCGGGTTATACGCAAATAATGACCGATGAGGGTAATAAAAATATTTATAGAATAAAAGCTGGAGATAGGGTTTTAACACGATATGGTTATAAAAAAGTACTAAAAGTGCATGATAATGGTTATAGACCCGTAAAAAAATATAGAATAGGGAATAAACAGATAACTTGCACCCCTAATCATAAATTTTGGACAAAAAAATATGGGTTTTATCCTATTGGACACTTGATTAATCGGAATACTTTTTGTATATTTGATGAGAATACGAAAAAGATATGCAAAAAGAAATTATCAATTACGGAGGGTTTACATTTACAAGATACCCCGAGGCAACTAAAAGGTCTGATAGGGTTTATTACACGGGTTGGGTTAGGATTAATGGGAAACTCAAAAAAGAAAGATACCATAGATACAAATGGATTTGTGAAATTGGGGAAATCCCTTCCAAACATCATATTCATCATGTTGATGACAATCCTCTTAATAACGATATATCCAATTTACGTTGCATTAATGGGAGTGAGCATCTTAGTGAGCATTATGATAAAATGTCTGATGAGCAAAAGAAATATAAGACTTCTATCCTTATCACTAAGGCGCAAGAAAAGGCTAAGGAATGGCATAAATCAGATGAAGGGAAAGACTGGCACAAAAAACATAATAGAAAATTACTTGATACTGTTGTTGGAATTGACCAATGTCCTGAATGTGGTAAGGAATACGAAAGGAAACAATTACTTGTGGGGCAAAAATATTGCAGCATCAGATGCAAAAACAATGCAGTTGCAAGAAAAAGAAGGCAAGATAAAAAGGATTTTGAGAAACGGAGTTGTATTGTGTGCGGAAATATCTTTGAAATTAATAGATATAGCAAAAAGGCGCATTGTAAAACGGAATGTTGGGAGAAATTACGAAAGGGTATATGATATAACTGTTGAGGATAATCATGAATATTTTGCAAATGGCATATTAGTGCATAATTGTTCGGATTTGTGCGATTATTTTACTGTAGGTGCTTTTCCAGATATGTATGGTTTATTTTTGAACGGTGGAAAATCGTCTATTCCGACAGTAGGCATAAGAAAAACGCATAATGGATATAATTAACCGCTTTTTTACAAAATATTTTTGGTTTATCCAAATATTTTTTTGATAATTGATATTTAATATTTAGTTTTGTGGTGTAGTTTATCCAAATTTGTATGGGTTATCTCATTTTAAACGATTATAAGTCATATATTCAGCCTTCTTACTTTAATCAGTTGGTTCAGGGCGATGATAGCAAGCGGTTAAACCGTGAACTTAGTGCCATGAGCATTATTAAGGGCAAATTACAGCAGAAATACGACATAAATCTTGAATTTACCGATACAACAGTTTGGGATATAACTAAAACTTATAGCGCAGGTGATAGAGTTTACCTTGATGCTGATTTGTGGGTTGCATCTACGTCTTATGTTATAGATGAACTTGTGCTTTATCAGGGTAATGTGTATTTATGTGGTGCAGATAATAGTGATGCGGTTTTTACCCCTACTAATTGGCAATTATTGGGTGAACAATATGATATATTTTTTGCTCGTTTCCCAATAAATTGCACATATCCCCCTACATTATCCAATCCCAATGCCCCTGTATTTAACCTCTATCAGAATTACAAAAAGGATGATGTAGTGTACTGGCGTGGTAATACATGGATATGCAATAAGCCGAGTGGTGAAATTGCGCCTTCCGATTTGATTGTTTATTACAATTACAAGGATGTGCCGTATTATAACGTATTCCCCGATGGAAATAACAATAATCAGTACCAATTTTGGAAAGACCCGACTGTTTATGTGGTAGATGCAGGACAAACACCAACAAAACCGGATTATTGGACTAAAGGTGATAACAGGGATAAACAAATATTGCTTTGTATGCAGTATATAGTGATCTATTTGCTTGCTCCATTGATTGCGCCACATAATGTGCCTGAAGCATGGGATGCAAACTATAAAAGTGCCTGTTTTATGCTTGATGAGATGGCAAAGGGTTTAATAACCGTTGATGTGCCTGTTTTACAGCCTTATGTGGGCAGGATGACATCATATGGCGGGAAGGTAAAAAATAAAAACTGCTATTAATGGGTGCGTTACAAAATATAAAGAACTTTATTGGTTGGCAGATAGCCCCTAATAAATCCAAGATGACCACAAAGTCTGCGGTGCGAACTGCGGGTGGTTCATCGAATATAAATCACAACCTTAATAACGAGATATTCCCTAATCAGCTTGAAAGGCTTGCAAGGGATTTACAGGACTGGCGTGATGCGATAAAAGAGGCGGAACAGGCATGGTGGCCCTATCGCACTAAGATGCAGACCATTTTTGAAGATACGGTGTTAAATGAGCAGGTTTCAGCGTGTATGTTGAGGCGTAAGAACCTGACCACATTGAGGGAATTTGCAGTAAATGATATAAGTGGAAAGAAAGATACTAAATGGACTGGATATTTTCAGAAAACATGGTTTACCCATAATGTACTCAACTATATACTCGATGCCCGTTTTTACGGATATAACCTTATATCTATTGGCGATATAGTTGATAATATACCTGTATTCCCGTCTATAATACGCAGAACGCATATCTCGCCTGAAAGAACGAGTGTTGCACCATTTTTAAACAATCCCTTAGGTTATAATTTTAGTGAAAGTCCTTACAAAGAGTGGCACTTATGGATTCCGACTTTGCCTACTAATGGTATCAGTACTTGCGGATATGGTTTGCTCTATAACATTGCCAAAACCGAAATATTGCTACGCAACAACCTTGCATGGAACGCAGATTTTATTGAGATGTTCGCACAGCCCTATAGATGGCTTAAAACTCCAAGTGCCACAGATAGCGAAGAACGCAGGCGCAAGGAAGAAGCCATGCAAAATATGGGTAGCGCAGGGTATATCATTACAGATTTGATGGATGAGATTGAGTTCTTATCTGATGGTTCTCGTGGTAATGGGTATAAGTCTTATAATGACTTTGAGGCTCGTAACGAAAAGAAAATCAGTAAGATACTTTTAAATCATGCCGATGCGGTGGATAGTGTACCTGGAAGATTAGGTGCGCAGCAGTTGCAAGCTACAGGTAGCCGTACAGATGATTATAGTGCAGCATCACCCGTTCAGAAGGCTTTGAGAGATATACAAAGTGAAGATGCTGCATTTATTGAACCGTATATCAATGATAAACTTATACCATTATTGAGGGAATTGGGAGTGCCGATACCATTTGGCAGTACTTTTAAATTCCTTAATGATGCCGAAGAAAGGGAAGTTACTGCGCTTGAGGCTCGTAAGAACCAAACAGTTGCTACTCTTGCCCTTACAATGGCGCAAGGCGGGCTTAAAATGGATGCGGAATACTTTACTAAGACTACAGGCGTACCATGTCAGGAAATCGAAGTGATGCCCGATAAAAACGCATTGAAAGACCCGAAGGAAATGGCTGCCGAAAAAGGTACATTGAAATCGGAAAGCATGAAGCGTGAAGATAAGCCTAAGCACACAAAAAGTAAAACAGCTAATAAGATACTCAATGGAATTATTTAATCCTTTACACGAACATATGCCTATATTTATGGCTCGTTTACAAAACGAGTATGAGGCATTTCATTTTTACCGTAACGCATCGAACTGGTGCGCTAATATGGGATATACCAAAGCTGCTAAATATTTTACCAATGAAGCGCAATCTGAAACCCAACACGCTATCAAAATACAAGATTTTCTTAATGATTGGGGTGCTGTATATAGCCTCCCTGCCATCTCTACGGAAGAAACTTTTGAAAGTCTTGCAGATGTTATATACAAGGCTTACGAAATAGAAGTATCATTGTATAAAGCGTATAGCGCAAATGCCAATGAAATAGAAGAGTCAGAAAGGTCATCTTATCTGTTATTCCTTGAATTTGTAGGCATACAGCGTGAAAGCGTAGCGGAATATCGCACATTGGTAGATAAACTTGCATTAATAAATGCAGAAGATAAATTCCAATTATTCGTTTACGAACGGGAAGTATTTGAGTAATGAGTAAGTTTGGTTTCAATATTATATTGTCCGAATGGGGTATGCTTAAAAAAGATGCCGTAGAAAGGATGATGCGTGAAGCCAAAATAGAATTTGATGATAACTTTGAGAAAGAAGGCGTAGGCGGGAAAAAGTGGAAAGAGGTGGAACGAAGACAACCTGGCACACAGGCTTATAGAAGGGCGAGTGCGCAGGAACGCAGTAACCCTATTTTAACGGGCGTTACGGAGACTTTGAAGAACGGCAATGTGATTATAAGGGCAACGGCAAATGAGGGCGTATTGGTCAATAGAACGCCTTATGCGCAGTATCATCAAGATGGTATCAAAAGCAGATTACCACAGCGTAAGTTTATTGAACAGACAAAGGAACTAACTACTAAACAATTAGAAATCCTGAAACTGGTAACAGGCAGGGCGTGGAAAAAGGTATAAGTATGAGCAGATTAAAAGATGCTATATTATCCATAAATGACAGATTATTAACTATCCCATACGATTGGGGTGCTAATAAGAAAAGCCGTCAGAACTATTTGTTTCAGGAAGTTCAGATTTATAATGACCAAATAAACAGAATAAAAGACCGCAGTACTTATTCATTTGATGTACCTGCCTGCCTGATAGAACTATTGCATAGCGAACCCCGTAATTTAATGGGTGGTGTAAGTGAAACGGAGCAGATTTGGCGGTTGCACATAGTAATGGGTGAGGCTGATAGCATGGATGGTAATTTTGACCAAAATGTTACTATCTTTGAATATCGTGATATAGTAAAAACGTGGATAAAGTCATTTACTCCTGCATATTGCAGCAAGTTCATGGACTTTGGGGAACAAAGGGACTATAAGCATGATTTATGGTATGTTTATACCCTTGATTTCAAAAGTACGTTTATTGATACGGCAGGTAGCATATATGATGAGAATAGTCCGTTTATTACTGCGGATACGATAGATGCGGTGCAGATAGATGCGGGAGTGTTATATAGAGAAATAACCGATGAGAGTTCATTTGAAATAACAAGTGAGGATGGCACGATAATTATTGAAGAACAAAATCAAATACAGTACAATGCCTAAGAAATTAAGCGAATTACCTCAAGTACCTACAATTGCATCTTCTAATGATATGCTTATTGGTGTACGATATAATGGGGATGGTACATATACTGACTATAAATATAGTTTAAATGATTTACCTTCCATAATAGGCCCTGAAGGTCCACAAGGCCCTGCGGGTTCTGTAGGCCCGCAAGGTGCGCAAGGAATAGAAGGGCCACAAGGCCCTGCGGGTCTTGCTGGCCCTGTAGGCCCTGCTGGCTTGACATGGAAAAGTGCATGGGTATCAGGAACATCTTATAACCAAGATGATGCAGTAGGATATGGCGGAGCATCATGGTTTTGTATATCTGCCACATCGGGAACTGATGCACCTGATATAGATACAATACATTGGGCATTATTGGCGGCACAAGGCGCAACGGGCGCAACAGGTGCAACAGGCGCACAAGGCCCTATAGGCCCTGCGGGAACAAATGGTATAAATGGCAAATCTGCTCCACCACATACAATATTAACTTATGGATTATCTAATGCCATAAATAGAATTACTATAAATACTGCGGGTAGCGGATATGTAATAGGTGATAATATTATTATTGTTGGCGGAACAATAAAAGCGCAATATGCTGTAGCAAGTATTAATGGAACTGGTGGTATAACGGGATTGACATTAATTAATGGTGGCGGTAAAGGATATTCAACAGGAACAAATATTGCAACAATATCTTTATTCCCAAGTGTAGGTAATGGAGCGACTATAAATATTACTGGATTATCGAGTTTTTCTCCTGCCAGCGATACAAGTATGACAGACTCATTTTATAAGTGGCCTATAATTTCAATATTAAAAGGGTCTAATGTTTATTTGTTGGGAAAGGATTATACACAAGATTTATATGGTACTTATGGGACAATAACTGCTTTGGGTGGTAGTGGATTGCTATTTGGCCCTGGTGATATAATATTGGCGAATACTTATTAATTTTGATAATGGCAAGGACAATAGCAGAAATAGAACAACAACTTATAAATGCCTATGTATCGGCTGTTTATGCTGCTACAGGTGTTACAGTTGACCCGACTCAATGGAGTGATTATGATTATAAACAACTATTGATGTATTGCGCATCGGTAGGTATGGCTACATTTGAGCAAAATCTTGATGCTTTTACTGCCGATATTGAAACACTTATTGCAAGTGCTGCGCCACAGACTCCTTCATGGTTTCAGGCGCAGATGTTCAAGTTTCAGTATTCATTGACCGACCCGCAGATTATTCAGTTTGATACTACCACTTTTGCTCCTTACTATCCAACTATAAATACAAATTATCAGATAGTTAAGTATTGCAGCGTAACATCGGGTTCTTTGGGTAGTGTATTGATAAAATGCGCTGCGGATAGTGGTGGCACACCTACACCATTGAATAGTTTGCAAAAGGCAGCAGTTTTAAGTTATATTAATACACTTGCAGCCCCTGGAATTTACTATATAATAAAAAGCCTTGATGCTGATAAGTTAATGGTTGGTGCGGAAATCTTTTATCGTGGGGAGTATTCTTCGGTAATAGAAACTAACGTAAAAAATGCCATAATAGCATATCTTGCATCTATACCATTCAATGGTACTGTTACGTTATCGAAATTGGTAGATGCCATACAAGCTGTAAACGGAGTTAATGACATAATACTTAATGATGTGGCTGCAAGGGCTGATACTACTTCTTATGCGGATAGAACAATACTTGTAGGTAGTAATACTGAATATTACCGCAAATGGGATACGGTGGCAGGTTATATAATACCTGAAACTACAACAGGTCATACTTTAACTGATACATTAATCTTTACACCTCAATAATGACACCGACTTTGAATTTCGACAATATGATGGTTCAGACCTTGCCTCCACATAGGAGATTACAGGGTTTTATCACATTTGTTCAAAGTTTGATATACGGGTTGAAATATGACTACGGGAACTATCAATCATATCAAAATGGTTTTGGTGGCGGATTATGGAGTAATGCAACTACATACAACAAATACGATTTAGTTCAGTATAATTTCAAGGTTTATTATAGCATAGTTAATGGCAATATTTCCCATGCTCCTTCCGACCCCGCATACTGGCGTGAAGTATTACCAAGTTTCATAGGTGCTACTGAACGTACCAAATATAGTGCAAGTAAGATAGTATTTGAATATGCGTTAAATAAAGAGTTTGGCACTACATTTAAACAGCCACCTTTAGTTAGCGATATATACATAAACAATATTGCACCTGCATTCACTTCTTTTTTAGTGGGTATAGATACCGATACAAGCGATTATGTAGGGTTAATAGGTTCATCAGGGTATGTAACGCCTACGGAGATATTTACCGCAGCAAGTAGCTATGAATTCACTATAAATATACCTACGGCAGTTTATTCCGCATTGGGTACGGCAGCAGAACAAATTATTCGTAAATTCGCAGACAAGTACGCCATTGTGGGTACTTTCTACAACATAGTAACATACTAATATGAGAAGATTAAGTACAGCACCGATAGGAACAGACTCATACTTCCCGATTAAAAAGGGAACATTGGAGTTTTTGCAAGACTCATATACGGAAGTATTGCAAGCATTGTGCTACAGCGCAATAGGCGATACCTATTCCTCAAGCAAAGTTTATGTGCTTTATGGGATAGAGCCTTCGGCGGGAGCAGGTGGTTCAACCGATTATTCGCAGGGTGCGATATTTTATAATGGCAATATTTACATCAGTTATGCGCAGAATGTTCCCGCATTGACTATTGGGCAAGTGGTTATTGGCTCTATTGCTACATCGCAATATACATCTTATGCCGACCCTGTAACATTTGCAAGTACTACGCCAACTACGCATAATGTGCATGATATTATCAAATTGCAATTATCGGCAGGTACATCGGGTTCTGGAATAGCCGATTATAGTGATTTCATTTACATTTCGGGTACGACATTTGCGCCTACTTATTCAGGTACTTTCATTGCAGATTTAACATCATCAATTAAATATTCAAGGAGTGGTAAGCAGGTAACTATAAAGGGAAAATTAAACAATTCAGCACCTTCTTTATCTTCTGCTGACGATACGATATTCACATTGCCTGTTGGTTATAGACCTACACAATATCAAATTTTTACTAATTTTGATGTTGTTGGTGGTCATGCAGTTCCTATATCTGTAAGTAGTGCTGGTGTGGTAAAGGTTATGGGTACGCTTGTTACATATAGTACAGCAGGTGTTTACTTCAACTTTTCATTCAATGTTGACTAATAAATATGGCGTTAAAAGACCAAAATAAAAGGCAAATAGTTTTATTGCCACCTGCGCATATCAAAGAAAAAGTGCAGACTTATTGTGCTGAAAAGAACATCAGCATGAGTACATTTGGTACAGATTTAATCAGGGAGTTCTTTTTGAAGAACCCTATTAATAAACGTTAGTTCATAATTGTGGTTTTTTGTGAGTGGTGGCTGCCTGTTTCTACAGGTGGCTTTTTGTTTGTGTCTAACTCCCAAGAGTAGATTTGAGCTTGAGAGGGGGTAAGTAATTAAGTCTAACCCCCTACCCCCTACAGGAGATTAGACTATCTTACTTACCTAAACTCCCATTGAGTGAGTTCTCGCCTTCGAGTATGGCTGTTGGCGGTTATAAGTCTGTAGAAGAACCAATCCAACATTTAAAAGTATTTTGATAACGGGTGTGCAAGGAATTTGCATAACGACACACCCCTCGGATTATTAGCCCTTATGCCATATTGTATGTCGGGTGTTCCCACTAAGCCATACGCAATAAAATTGAAGGAATTAACCTTAATTTTTGTTTGCTATATAAATA